TATACATGAAGGAGATGAATGGTTAATTTATCCTTGGGAAACTAAAGATTCAAAACCTATTCAAGATTACTTAGCTGATGGAGCTAAAGAATGGAGAGATAAAGCAGATGAATATTATAAATCAAATAAATAAATAAAGTTATGAATTATTGGCAAGTAGATGTAAAAATCACATTAGAAAATGAACAAGGTAGAATACAAAAAATTACTGAAAAATATTTAGTAGAAGCAGTATCTCCAACAGACGCTGAATCTAAAGTTTTTAAAGAATTTGAAGGTGAAAGCAATTTTGAAGTAAATAAAGTAGTAAAAACTAAAATTATAAAAATTATAGCTTAATGGGAAAGCAATTAAACTTTGGGTTTGATGACCCCGTAAACAAATTAGTGAATGTGCCATTTGTTAACGAAGTAGAAATTTTTAACGACACATTCGGAAAACCAAACAATTATGAACCAACAATACCAGAAAAAAAAGAGTGGGAATTCGTATATGACTTTATACTTGAGGAACTCGAAGAATATAGACAGGCTTGCGAAAACGGAGACATCGTGGAAGTTTTGGATGCTTTGTGTGATATTGCTTATGTTTCCCTTGGGAACGGTACTATGTTACACGGTCTTAAGGATAAGATATGGCCCGCGTATCAAGAAGTACAAGGAAGCAATATGTCGAAGTCTTGCGTATCACAAGAAGAAGCCATGGAAACTGTCACCCAAAGAGCTGAAGAACAAGGTGAGCCATGTCACTTTGAAAAGGTAGGAGAATATTGGGTGGTATATAGGACCCGTGATCGAAAGGTAATGAAGAATATTAACTATTATAGACCTAATTTACGACAATTTTTTACTCAAGAAGAGTTAGATAAAAAACATTAAATAAACGTAGGCTCCCATAGGGAGCTTTCGTATATTTACATAAATAAAAGTTATATAAATGTATAAAAAGTGTTATAAAGGGAGAAAAATTAAAAGCAATATATGGGAAATGCATTTATGGGAATCCGACGGTACTCATCAAATGGTACCATTTGAAGACATTGCTTATATAGAAGATGAAAAAAATTATACTATTAAGGGTATAAATGGTGAACCTTTAAAACCAACAACTAATTGGTTCTACTCAAAAAACCCAGATTATAGACATAAAAATACCCCCAATTTACATTTTCATGATATGAACGCTCATCAAAAATTCCTTATTGAAATGTATGGAACTAACGATGAACCTTCTACAGGACACCAGGAATTATTTTATGATATTGAGTGTGAAATTGGGGGAGCATTAACTGAAGAATATATTGCAAGTGCTCCTATGCCTATTACTTCAATAGCCTTTTGGCACAAACAATCAGATAGTTGGGGGTGTTTAGTATTAGACCCAAAAGGTAAAGTTAAAATAGACAATGACCAAACAAAGAAAGTTGTTGCATTTAAAACCGAAAGAGAATTATTAATGTTTTGGGTAGAGGTTATCCAAGACATTAGACCGGACATATTAATTGGTTACAATAGTGATTATTTTGATAACCCTTACACTTACCATAGAATTTGTAACGTATGCGGAAAGGACATTGCTGACCAAATGTCACCACTTTACGGGATATTACAAGAACCTGTTACTTCAAAAAAATACAGTAAATTTTTCTTTAAACAGAATATGTTTGTTGATATTAAAGGGATTGAGTCTTTAGATTATATTCGTCTACATAAAAAGTATAGCTGGAAGGATGAACCGAGTTGGAAATTAGATGCTATTGGTGAAAAATATGCTGGTATAAAGAAGATTGAGTATGATGGCAATCTTAATGATTTATACGTAGATGATATAAATAAGTTTGTTAAATATAACTTTAGGGATGTTGAAATTTTAAAACTACTAGATGAAAAATTGCAATACCTTGCACTAACTAAAAATATATCCCATAAGGGAAAACACAATTATAGTGAAGTATACTTTAATAGTGTTACACAAGATGGAGCTATATCTGCTTATTTATTAAGTCAAGGGATTGTGCCTAATAATAAAGAATCTAACCCACAGAAAAAACAGGGATATGCTGGTGGGTATTTATTTTGTCCTACTGCGGGTTTGTATAAGTATATGTTTGATGAGGATTTAACATCGCTGTATCCATCTATAATAATGTCTTTAAACATAGGCCGTGAAACTTATAAGGGGCGTATTGTAGATGCTGATGACCGCAATAATAGGTTGGGTCTTAACGACTTAAAAGAACTTGATCCTAAAGAAGAATTAGTGGTTGAAAATCATAAGGGAATACAAGCTAGAGTGAATGTAGGGAGATTAATAACGATGGTTGATCAAAATAACCTAACTCTCTCAGCTAATGGGTCTATGTTTAGTACAGATAGACAGTCAACCCTATCTACTGTATTACATAAGTGGTTTAGTGAAAGGAAGCTTTATAAGGGTAAAATGAAAGAAGCATATAAATCTGGAGATAAAGAAAAAGGTGAGTATTATCATTTAATGCAATATACTATGAAAATCCTTCTTAACAGTTTATATGGAGCTACCGCTTTACCCTCGTTTAGATATGGAATGAATTTTGCCATTTTAAGTGAAGCTATTACTCTAAGTGGTCACAGAATTATACAAGAATCTGCTTTGTGTGCCAATAAGCATATGAATAAAGTTATTAGAAATGAAATTAAATTAGATATATGACATTAAAAAAACAAACTATTCGTAAAAACCAAATTATTACCGTAAATGGTGAAATTATTCCAAAAGAAGAATTAATCTCTCGAAGTGAAGAGTGGAGTGAATCCCAAGAAAAATTTTTTAAAAAGATGCTTAAACAAGGTGGAACCTTTAAAGTAGCAGGAATAAAATATAAAGTAGAATTAATTGAAAGAAGTGATTTAGATTCTAACGGAAATAAACCAGTAACAGTACCACCATTACCAGGTGAAAGAACATTTTAAAAATAGGGTTATGTTAATAGAAATATCAAATGGAGAATTACTAGATAAAATTTCAATTTTAGAATTAAAGTTACTTAGAATTGAAGATAAAGAAAAATTAGTTAATATTAAAAAAGAATTTGAAACACTAAATCCCTTAGTTGTAGATTTATTTATGGGTCATGATGGCCAACTCCAAAACCATTATTTAGAATTGGCTAAAATTAATGGTGAACTTTGGGATTATGAAGATTGGATTAGAGACTGTGAACGTGAAAAGAGATTTGATAAAGAATTTGTAGAGTTGGCTCGTTCTATTTATATTACCAATGATAAAAGATGTGAAGTTAAAAAAATAATTAATTTAATAACTTCATCTGAATTAGTAGAAGAAAAATCGTATAAATGAAATATTTAGAAGAAACACCTTGGTTTATTTGTGACTCAGAAGATAAGAACTATTGTGCTTATGTAGATACTGATTCCAATTACTTTAATGCTGAGCCTTTATTATTACATCTATATCCTAATTTTGAAGAATTTACTGACAATAAAAAGGATGATATTTTAGAAAAAGTAGCACTAAAGTACCAAGATATAATTACAGAACATTATGATAATTTAGCTATAGATTGTTTTAATGTTAAACAATTTGAATGGTTTGAACAACCTCATTGGTTAGAAATGAAAACTGAATGTGTTATCCGTTCTGCTTACTTTAGAAACACAAGAAGATATGCTCAGTGGATTACAAAACAAGAGGGTATTGCTAAAGAGACACTAGATATTAAAGGTTTAGAGTTTATGAAGGCAAATTTTCCACCTATATTAGGAGAATTTTTTAACGGGATTTTAAAGCAAGTACTTAAAGGCGAAAATAAAGATATTATTATAGAACAAATAAAAGCATTTAGAAAACAAATACTTGATGGTACTATACCTCTATCTCAGTTAGGCAACCCAACATCAGTAAAGAAAATATCTAAATATTCTGGAAGAAAACCATTAGCTGGAGAAATATTTACAGAAATTATCCAAGTACCAAGTTCAACCCCAGGAGTTAAAAGAATGTTAGGTGCCCCAGCATCTGTACGAGCTTCTATTAAATATAATGATTTACTTAAATTTTGGGGTTTAGATAAAAAACATAATTTAATCACGGATGCCGATAAGATTAAATGGGTATATTTAAAAGATAACCCATATAAAATTGAAGCTATAGCATTTGTAGAACACGATATGCCTAAAAAGATAGAGGATTTTTTAGCTATTTATGCAGACAGAAAAATGATATTTGAATCTATTTTATTAAATAAACTAGAAGGTTTTTTTAGTGACCTCCAATGGTCGTTTGATATAAATCCTTATGTAAACGCTTTAGAATCTTTTGAAATTTAAAAATAAAAATAATGGTAAATAAAAATTTATTAACTTCATTCATTTCCAAATATTACCTTAACGGTAAATTTAATTCAGTAAAATGGAGAGTTAACGATAATAAATTAGTAGTATATGCTGGTGAATCAGGTAGGGCATGTAAGGTAGAATTAAATAAATTTGATTTGGAAGATTGTGAACTAGGCATCTTTGATACAAATAAACTTAACAAGTTAATATCTATAACAAGTGGTGAACTGTTAATTACTACTGATAGTCTAGGAGCACTATCAAATAAACTTAGTATTGCAGATTTAGGGTTTGATGTAATATACTCTTTATGTGATCCCTTAATTATTCCAAAAATTAAAATGTATAATGACCCTGAAGTTTGGGAAATGGAATTAGAATTAAGCCCAGATGATATCTCAAATTTAATTAAGGCAAAAAATGCTTTATCAGATTATAATTACTTTACAATCAATGCTTCAAAGGATGCTGATGGGATTTTATTAAGTGAATTTACATTTGGGGATGGTAATAATTATTCAAATAAAATACAATATAAGATCCAAGGAAGAATTGATGATGAACTATTAAATGACCCAATCCCATTTGATTCAGAGATATTTAAAAATATCCTCAATTCTAACAAGGATATGATTAAAAGTACCTTTAAATTATCCAAAAAGGGAATGTTAAAATTAGAATTTGAAAGTGAAGATTTAACCAGTATATATTACGTAGCAAGAAATGAGCAACAAAATTAAAGATAGCAACCCTAAAAGCGATTGGGGTACTATAAAGACAGACAAATTTCCTATTAACCCTTCTTATGATAAAAGGGTGTTTATAGTAGACAACTTTTTTACAAACCCATTAAAGGTTAGAGAATTTGCTCTTCAACAATGGTTTCATGATGATGAAGGTTTTTTAGGATTAAGAACTAGAAAACAATTCTTTTGGGAAGGGCTAAAAAATACATTTGAAGAAATTATTGGTAAAAAAATTACAGATTGGGAAAATATGGGTATGAACGCTAGGTTCCAATCCCACAAAGCAGGAATACCAGGTGTTTATCATGCCGACAATCAATCTTGGGCTGGAGCTTTATATCTAAACCCAGATGCACCTTACGAAGCGGGTACCTCATTTTGGGCGCATAAAAAAACTGGGGGTAGACACGCATCTGACCCCGTGCGTATGTTTGATAGCATAAAATGGGTTGATCAGACTCCTTATGTTAAAGTTGATGAAGTTGGAAATATATTTAACAGACTAGTAATCTGGGATGCACAATTAATCCATGCAGCCCCTGTTTATTTTGGACACAATATAGATACAGCAAGATTAACCCAAGTGTTTTTCTTTAATACAGGGAAATAATTTTATATATGTATAATAGAACATAAAATTGCAGCTAGGGCGCGTTGTTATGTTTAAATTAAATTAATCGAGAGCTTCGGCCTCACAAAACTAAATGATATGAGTACATTATTCAATGAACGTACACCGTTCGACTTACTATTCCGTAACCTATTCAAGGCAGACGGCGTTTTCCAACCAACAACGTTTGAAAACAAACAACCACACCCACTAGATATTTTTTATGACGAAGAAGGACTTCATTTTGAAGTTGCCTGTACTGGTCTAACTAAAAAGGATATCCAACTAGAAATTGATGGAGATCTTTTAAAAATTATCTATGATAAACCAACCGAAGAAGAAGAAGATTACACTGGGTATATCTATAAAGGATTAGCCAAACGATCTTTTAACTTAGGTTACAAAGTAGCAGCTAAATTCGAACTTGAGAAATTAGAGGCGGAAATGAAAGATGGTTTGCTTCATCTATTTATTCCAATTGCGGAATCTAAAAAAGCAAAAACAATTAAAATAAAATAAAAGTTTTACCAAAAAAGCGTGTCCTAGCGCAATATTATTCGTATATTCACGTCTAATTAAAAATGTTATAAATGACTAAAAAAAGAAAGTCTATTCAGACTATTACCGACCCTTTACTAGAACCATTCTTTATTACTAAAGATGAATACAGTTTTACTGTAAAACAAAATGTAACTTCAGATTCCTCTCACTTTAGATCTAAAGGGAGTACTGGTAAAACTTATGAAAAATCTTTATATTATTATGCTCGTATAGAATTTGCTTTAGAAAAAATAGCGGAATTACAATTAGGTCTAGAAAGACCCAACAATTTAGATGAATATATTACTAATTATAGAACAATAACAAATAACCTTAAAAATTACATTGATGAAAAACTTAGTAGCATTTTATGATGCATGTATTGTAGAACCCATTGAAACTGAGGAGACAGTTTATGGAAACATTATTGTCCCAGACATGGGAAAAGATACAAATACCTTTGGTACAGTTGTGGCTGTAGGTCCAGGAAGATACACAATTTCCGGTGTTAAACTAGAACCACAAGTGAAAATTGGGGATAAAGTAGTACTCCCAACACAAGGGTTTACAAAACTCCCATTTGATGGACATGAATATTATATTGGTCCTGAAAATCAAGTATTAGCTAAAATAGAAGAAACAGTTGAAGTTGAAGATATTTTAGCTGAAACTCAAATAAGTGAAATAGATGAAGAAATCTTAACTAAATATTAAATAATGGAAAATAAAATTTTATATGGCAAAGATGCCAGAACAAAACTAAAAATAGGAATTGATAAATTAGCTGATGCTGTAGTATCCACATTAGGACCAAATGGTAGAAATGTTGTTATATTTAAAAATGAGATGGAACCACCGCAGTCAACTAAGGATGGTGTTACAGTAGCAAAATCATTTTCATTAAATGATCCTAGTGAAGCCTTGGGGACAATGTTAATTAAACAGGCAGCTATTAAAACCGCGGATAAAGCAGGAGATGGTACTACAACTTCAACTTTACTAGCACGTGATATGATTTCTTTGGGGTTAAACCACTTAGATAGTGGAAAAAATGCAGTAGCCATTAAAAGACAAATTGATGTGGCAACAAAAGAAGTAATAACAGAACTAAGGGAAAACATTTCAGAAGATATCTCTTCAGAAGACCAATTAGAACAAATTGCAACTATATCTGCTAATAATGATTTAGAAACTGGTAAATTAATTGCCCAAGCAATTGATAAGGTTGGTTTAGAAGGTGTTGTACACATAGCAGAATCAAAAACAGGTGATACTTATTTAGAAACTGTAGAAGGGATGCAGTTTGACAGGGGTTATAAATCTCCATATTTTGTAACTGATAATAATTCAATGTCATGTTTTTTAGATAATCCCGCTATTTTAATAATGGATCATAAATTAAACACAGTTAAAGAGTTATTACCAATTTTAGAAGCAGTATCAAGTCAAGGTAAATCACTATTGATTATTGCTGAAGATATTGATAACGAGGCATTAGCTACTCTTATTGTTAATAAAATGAGAGGTACAGTTAATGTATGTGCGGTTAAAGCCCCAGATTTCGGGGATCGTAGAAAATTAATATTAGAAGATATAGCAGTAACAACAGGAGGTCAAGTATTCAGTAAGGATAAAGGAATGAAACTTGATAAATTTAGTTGGGATTGGTTTGGCGAAGCCAGAACAGTAACTGTAGAAAAAGAAAAAACCACAATTGTAGATGGAAAAGGAACAGTGGAGGGAATTGAAGCACGTATTGAAGAATTACAACAACAAATCGGAAAAGCGCAAACCCCGTATGAAAAAGAACAACTCCAAAACAGACTCTCAAAATTTGTCGGAGGAGTAGCTATTGTCCACGTAGGTGGAAATACAGAAACAGAAATGTTAGAAAAGAAAGATAGAGTTGACGATGCATTACATGCTACTAAAGCTGCTATTGAAGAAGGTATTGTACCCGGAGGTGGAAAGGCACTTTTAGTTGCTCGTCAAGCTATTAATTTAGGTAACATTGGGGCTCAAATTGTATTTGATGCTTGTGGTTCACCATTTGAACAAATTCTAAAAAATGCAGGGGTTGAATCAATTGATTCACAAATTTTAGCTCGTGACATTATTAAGAATAATAGCACTTGGGAATCATATAACCTTAAATCTGAATTAGTTGAAAACTTTAAGGAATCAGGAATTATTGATCCAACTAAAGTAACTAGATTAGCACTTCAAAATGCTTCTTCTATTGCGGGAACAGTATTATTAACTGAGTGTACATTAACCCAAGATAAATCATCAGATTCTGACAAAATGGCAATGTTGCAAAATAATGCTCAAGGAGGAATGATGTAATAATTAATAATTAATAATAAATAAAAAAAGAATGACAAAACAAGAAATTTTTGAAATTATTGAAGCGAACTTCAATATTTTAGCCGCAGAACACGTAGGAACTACAAAAGCAAGCCAAGGACGGGCTAGAAAAGCTGCACAAGCTATTAAAAGAGTAATTACAGATTATAAGAAAGCATCTGTAGCAGAATCTAAATAATTACTAATAATTTAATTGGGGAAGCTTGTCTTCCCCCATTATTTTTCGTATATTATGCTTATGGAAAAAATAACAAAAGAAGAGTATATTTTAATTGCTCGTAGAGTACCACCTGGGGATAAATGGAGATTAGTTGCTAATGAACCTGATGGTCCATTACATAAAACTTTAACTGATACTTTAGAGGCATATATGGTAAAAACAGGATTTAAAGGTGAATATAGACTTGCTCCTTTAAAAAGTGAATTATATGCTATATCTACAACAGAAGAAGAAGTAAAACCAGAACCAATTAAACAATATTCAATTTACGGGGAATATGGAAACTAATACATTATTTAATGAAAAATATCGCCCAGTTTCACTTGAAAATTACGTGGGTAGTTCTAGTCTAAAAGAAACTATTTCTAAACAATTGGAAGCTAACGATATCCAAAATTATCTATTTTATGGTCCAGCTGGAACAGGTAAGACTACCTTAGCAAAGATTTGTATTAAAAACCTTGACTGCGATTATCTTTATATTAACGCCTCAGATGAAAGAGGTATTGAAACAATTAGAGATAAAGTATCAGGATTTGCTAGTACAATGTCATTTGAACCTATTAAAGTAGTTATCTTAGATGAAGCTGATTTTCTTACTATTCAGGCACAAGCCTCCCTTCGTAATATCATTGAAACTTTCTCTCGTACGACAAGGTTTATTATGACGTGTAATTTTGTAGAACGTATTATTGACCCTCTACAATCAAGATGTCAAGTATTAAAAATAGTCCCTCCAACAAAAAAGGAAATAGCAATCCATTTAGCTAGCATTTGTGATAAGGAAAATATAAGTTATGAACCGAATGCCATTGGTAGTATTGTCAAGCAATATTATCCTGATTTACGTAAAATGCTTAATACTATTCAAACAAGCAGTAAAACAGGAAAATTAAAAATTGATGATTCCTTATTAATATCTACTAACTATTTGGATGCTATTGTGGAGGAACTTAAAGGTAAATCCCCTAAATTTAATATTATTAGACAAATTATAGCGGATTCAAATGTTGATGACTTTGAAGAAGCATTTAAGTATCTTTTTGATAATGCGAGAAAATATCTCCCTGGAAAAGAAGGTACAGCAGCTATAATCATTAATGAACACCAATATAAATCTAACTTTCGTATTGACAAAGAAATAAATCTAATGTCACTAATTCAAAATTTAATTAATAATAAATAAAACAGTAAATTATGGAACAACCAGTTCAACAACCACAAATTGATTTAAAATCAACAACCGGCCTTAAAAACGAAGAAGGCGGAAGTGTATTTATGTCAGGAGTTATTTTAAGGAAAATTTCTAAATTCGTAGCAGGTACAGATAATGATGCTATTATGCCCATTCCTGTATTTTACGATCCATCAACTAACAAGATTCTTGGGGAAGGAATTCCTGTAGAACTTAGAGAAGAACTTAAGGATGAACTTTGCTAAATGAAAAACATCTTTGATTGGTTAAAAGCAATTAATAACACCAAACCCCCAGTTGAATCCTTTACAGATAAAGACTGGGAGGTTTGGAATAGTTATATGATACATAGATTTTTATCTATGAACCCTGACTACATTGAAGTAGTTAATTATGTTCAGGATTTACCCCCACAGGAAAAAAGAATGATTTATAATGTATATAGAGAATTTATTCCTAAAAATAATAAATGGAGTAAATATATCAAGTCTAAGGTAAAACAACCTAACACTGA